ACCGTTAGACTGATGGCAGTCAAGGCGCACCCTGCCGGACACGGACACCCCGCCCTGCGCGGCACCTCCGTAGCAGCACCCGCCGAATCGACGCCAGCAACTTCGATTCGACAAGGAGGTGCCGCGCCATGAGCGCGACCACGACACAGACGGAGCTTCGGCTGCAGAGCCTGCTCGACGAGCGGGAGACGACGCAGAAGCTGCACGAGGAGCTGATCAGCAGGATCCAGGAGATGGACGACAAGCTCCCGGATTCGACGCAGAAGGAGCAGCTGAAGATGTACCGGGAGCGGAACGACGCTCTCGACGCGGAGATCACCGAGCTGTCCGAGGTGATGGAGTCCGACCGTCGCGCGATCGCCGCGTCGGCCGCGATCAGGCGGGCACTCGCAGGCTCGATGGAGGGGGTCGACGTCGACGACGACGGGATCGTGTACCGGTCGATGGCCGCGTACGCGCGGGACGTGATCCTGACCCGCGAGTCGCAGGTGTGCTCGAAGATCGCGTCACAGTTCGGCGACAAGTCGGCGATCCAGTCGGCGCGGGAACGTCTGCAGCTGATCAAGCGGACACCCGCCGATACGCTGTCGTCGAACGTCGGCGGTCTTCAGCCGCCGCAGCACATCGCACAGATCCTGCAGGTGATCGACGATTCCAGGCCGCTCGTCGACTCGGCCCGGCGGACGACGCTCGAGCGGGGCACGCTCACATACCCGCTCGTGTCGCAACGTCCGGTCGTGGCGGTGCAGATGACGGAGAAGACGGAGGCCGGGAACCAGGGGATGGTCGTCGACATGGAGACGACGACCGCATCAACCTATCTCGGCGGCGGAGACCTGTCTTGGCAGGCACTGAACTGGTCGACGCCGGACGCGCTGCAGCTGTGGTTCGACCTTGCCGCGGCCGACTACGCGCTGAAGACGGAGGCGGACGCCTCCCAGGCGATGCAGCACTCAGCGTTTACATACAACATCTCGACCCTGTTGGGCAGCACGTTCACCTTCGCTGAGTTCCTGACCGCGGTCGCGGCCGGGGCGTCGGACGTGTTCGCGAACTCCGGCCGGAAGGCCGATACGCTGTACACGTCCGTCGACCGGTACTGGTACGTGTTCGGGCTCACGTCGGCGGCGTTCGCGCAGTTTGCGACCGTCAGCGACGCAGGCATCGGGCCGCTGAAGATCGTCGCGTCGCGCGGAATGGACTCCGGCGTGATGGCGGTGGGCGATTCGTCGGCGCTGCTCGTCGCGGAAACGGCCGGCGCCCCGGTCGAGCTCCGTGTCGTAGAGCCCGCGATCGGCGGTGTCGAGGTCGGCATCATCGGAGCGTTCGAAGCCGTGGTTGTCGACCCGGGCGCGTTCGCGATGATCACGACCGCCTCGTAGCAGAGCACCATCCCGGGGGCCGCCTTGCGGCGGCCCCCGCTCACATCTGATGCCAACCACAGTCGGATACACGACAGTCGAAGAGCTGCAACGAATCCTCAAAATCCGCGACCCCAGCAGCGAACAGCAAGCAGCGATGGCACGCGTCCTCTCCACCGCCGCCGGAGAGATCGACGCCGAGATCGACCGCAGCGACGACGACCCGGCGCTCGCCGGCTGGCAGCTCGACCTCGCAGCAGAGGTCAACCTCGAACGTGGCGTAGAGCACTGGCGGCAGCAGGAATCACCGTTCGGCCTGATCGGCCTAGGCGCCGAACTTGGGCCGACGCACACGGCACGCGATTCGTGGGAGCGGCACGCGTTCAAGCTGGCGCCGTTGAAAACCCATTGGGGGCTGGCGTAGCTGAGCAGCTGGCCGGACATCATGGAAGCGATCGCCGAGACGCTCGAAAGCGCCTACAGCGCAGTGAATATCAAGATCCAGGTGGAGCCCCGTCTGATCGTCAACCCGACGCCGCCGACGATCGACATCTACCCGGGCGATCCGCCCAGGGAGACAGCCACCGCCGGTTTCGGTGACATCGCCGGCGGAGTCGTTTTCACGATCAGGGCCCGCGTGAGAACGGCCGACCATGTCGCAGGCCAAGACCTGCTGATCGCGTTCATGGACGACGAAGACGACCTCTGCGTCGCACGGCCGCTGATGGACGAGCCGACACTGGGCGGGCTCGCGCACGGTGTTTTCGTCGAACCACCCACAGGCTACGGCCTCTACCCTGACCCTGGCGGCGAGGGCGCGCTGCTCGGCTGCCAGTGGCGCGTCACCGTCCTCAACGTGACCAGCTGATGAGTTCCGCAACAGAGATCCGTCAGTCCTTGCAGGTCGCTATCAGCCTAGAAGTGGATTGTGCCGTCAGTCCGCTCTGTTCGGACATTGCCGGCGGTCTCTTGTTGCAGCTGAATCGCGGCTACGAGCATTGCAGCGTGCTGCGTATCCCTGAGCAGCTGGAGGATTGGAGAGCCGACCATCGCACGGCACGCAAGCGTGCCGACCGCAGCGCCCGCCTGGGATACTGCTTCGAGCGCATCGAACGTCATCTGCACTCGGACGAGATCTTCGCCATCAACACGTCAGCGGATGAACGCCAAGGCAGACCGATGAGCGAGCCGTACCGGCGCCGGCCTACACCTGCGCCGCTGCCGGACTATCCCTGCGCGCGCCATTGCGTGCGCACCTACGGCGTGCTGCGGCGAGACCACCTGTGCGCGTACATGTGGCTGTACCGTGCCGGCGAGCTTGCGTTGGTTTCCAGCATCCTCGGGCACGCGGACATGCTCGAAGACGATGTCATGTTCCTGCTCTTCCAAGGGGTCGTGGCCAATGAGGCCGGTAGCGACGGCTTCTTCGTCTACAACCGCCACGACTCCGGCTCGGACGGACTCCGCTTCTTCAAGGAGCGGCTCGGTTTCGCTGCACGCCCAGTGAAGTGGCTGCCGTGAACCTCGCGACGGCGCCGCGAGGGCTCGACCGGATCAAGTCGGTCTCAGACCGTGACGTGTTCCCGCACAGCGTGCTTGCTGACGCGGAGACGGCTTTGGTGCTCTTCTGCGCGGCCTTTTACGGCGAGCAAGATGCCGTCTGGATCGCCGAAGCGGGCCTACGCGCCACCTGCATCGACACCGACGAGGAACGCGTGCAAGTGATGAAACGAATCTATCCGCCTGACTGGGAATTCATCATTGACAACGTGTACGAGTTCGTCTACGACGCGCTGCTCTGCAAATGGGACGTGGTCACGGTCGACTGCGGATCAGCGCAGTTCGACAGGTGCGCCGACCTGATCTCGGTTTTTTGCGGGCTGGCGCGAAAAGCGGTCGTGCTGGGAACGGGCTTCGCGACCGTAGTGCTACCGCCCAGCGGCTGGTCGGTCACCCGAACTTTGTTTCGGTCACCGTTCAGAGGCGGCGTCTACTGGACGGTGCTGGAGCGCGCGTGAAGATCCTGCATCTCGCCTACCGGGACACGTCGGGGGTGCCGGGACGTTGGGCGGCGGCGCATCGCGCAGCAGGCCAGCAGGCGCGGCTCGTGGTCGAGCTCGAGCACCCCTTCGGCTATGACGCCACTGCAGAGGTGAGACGGTGGACGCCCGGCACCGACTCGGCCGAGCAACGCGCCGACACGATCGCCGATCTGCTTGCCTGGGCGGACGCGATCATGGCCTACGAGCATCCGTTCTACCTGGAGACCGCAATCATCAGCGGCAAGCCGGTGCTGTATCGAGCGTTGGGTTCCTGGGCTCGCGGCAACCCCGACGTAGTGAAGGAACTGCTCCAGGCTGGCAACATCCTCCGCGCCACCACCGGTACAGCCGATCTGGCCGAAGCGCTCGACATCGAACTGTGCGGAGCGCCCTATCCGCTGATCGAGGTAGCAAGCATGTCCGACAGGCTGTGTCTCTGCCATGCGCCCTCGGATCGTGAAGCCAAAGGCACGGAGCAGGTATTGAGGGCCGCGCAGGCGACCGGATGGCAAGTGGATCTGATCGAGAACATGGCCAACGCGGAAGTGCTTAGGCGCAAACGGCACAGCTCGCTCGTCGTCGATTCCATCGGTCGAGGATCCCTGCCTGACGGTTACGGCGTCAACGGTGTGGAAGCGATGGCGATGGGGCTACCGGTGATCACGACAGCATCAGCTGACACGATCGAGCAGCTACACGCTGTCGGCTCGCCGGCCGTCTTCGTCGAGGACGAGGCGGGATTGCGCGCCTGCCTGCGAGGAATGCGAGATCGTAGGCGACGATTCTCCCTGGGGACAGCTGGACGCGAATTCGTCGCACGTTTCCATTCGCCTGCCGCCGCCGCCGCGGCGGACCTAGCCGCGCTGGCAGCGCGTCAGATGGCGGCGGCATGAGAGCACAGGAGCCGTTCCAGCGCGAAGATCTCGAATGCTTGGACGAGCTGCTCGCGAAAGCCACAGCCGTCGTTTCGATGCAGGAGATCCACGACGGTGCGCTCGACCGCAGGATCATCGGTCTACGCCACGACGTCGACAACTACATTCAGCCGGCCGTCGCGATGGCAGCCTGGGAGCGCGAGCGCGGCTACCGATCCACCTATTTCATCCTGCACACGGCGCCCTACTGGAATGACAAAAGGCTGCTGGTCGAATCGCTCGAGCTGATCGCCGACTGCGGCCACGAGATCGGGTTCCACTTGAACGCGATCGCAGCCGCCATCCAGACGAGGAACGATCCGGTCGAGATCGCGGAGGAAGCGGTCGAAGAACTCCGCTCATACGGTTACCCCGTCCGCGGCGTCGTCGCTCACGGCGACAATCTCTGCCACAAACACCGGTTCGTGAACGACGAACTTTTCCTCGAGTCGCGCCGGCCCGAATACGGTGACGCAACGCGCACTATCGCCGGTGTCCCGCTCGACCCGATCAGCCGCGCCGAGCTCGGCTTCGATTACGACGCCAACTGGCTCACCCGCGCCGATTACATCAGTGACTCCGGCGGCTCCTGGTCGCAACCATTCGACGACGTTTGCCGACGCTTCCCGCCTGACGGGCAACTGCACATGCTGATTCACGCCGACTGGTGGACCGAAGCGTTTCTACCCGAGCAGGTAGCAGCCTAGGTGCCGACGCTCTGGTTCGTCGTCCCGGTACACGGGAGGCTCCCGCTCGCCGCGATCTGCCTCCGGCAGCTTCGCCGCACCTGCGACGCGCTCCGCCAGGAAGGCATCGATGCCACCGCGGTGATCGTCGCTGACCGGCCGAACTTGCGGGAACTCAACCGAAGACTCAAAGGCAATCTCGGCTTCGGAACCGTAGAGCGCGACAACCAGTTCCTCAGCCGTCGGTTCAACGACGGCATCCAACTCGCCTGCGACCCCAAATACAACAGGCGCCCCGCCGACTACGTCGTCCCGATCGGCTCCGACGACTGGGTCGACTACCGGATCCTGCTCGACCTCCCCGACAGCAACACGATCGTTGGTTTCCAACAGATGTCGTTCGTGCGCGAGGACGGCAAAGAAATGGTCGCGCGGTTCCTGAACTACACGGGAGGATCCGGCATCAGGATCTACCCGCGCGACGTCGTCAGACGGCTCGGTTTCCGGCCTGCCGACGAAGATCGAAGGCGCGGCTGCGACACCAGCATCCTCACCAACATCGCCAGCAGGCAGCGGTTCCTGAACATACGCCACCGGGAAATCGACGCTCGCCAGCTGGTCGACTGGAAATCGCCTGGGCAGCAGCTGAACGCGTACAGCGACCTGGCCAAGTACCAGCAGCAAGGGGTCAGCGATCCGTTCGACAGCCTGGCCGAAATCTACCCGGCTGAGGCGCTGCGCGAGATGCGCGCGCACTACCAGCGGGCCGGAGTGCTGGTGGCCGCATGACCGTCTATTCGGCGCAGCGTTACGCGCTCTACCGTGTCGTCGGCCGCCGCAACTATCGCGGCCACACGCCCGGCAGCATCTTCGAGGCGGCGCTTGACCCTTCCGCCGCGCAACGAGCTATCCAGCGCGGCGACCTCAAGCTGCTCAAACGCTCGACACCGTCAATTCAGCCGGGGACGTTCAGGCTCCCGCACGGCTGGCTAACCGAAGAAGGAGGGAAGTAGGCATGACCTACACCAAGGAGATCGCTCTCCACGACGAGATCATCATCGACGGCACAGACGCGTCTAACGCGTTCCGCACCTTCGGGTTCTCGTCGGAGCACACGCAGGAGGACGTGTCCGGGTTCTCCGTCAGCGGTTTCAGCGAGTTTCTCGCCGGCGTCACTAACCAGAGCCTGAGCGGGGAGGCGTTCTACACGCCGGAAACGTACGCGCTGCTGTACCCGCTGCACGCGAACAGGACGATCTTCCCGATCCAGTGGCAGCCGGACGGGCTGATCGACAGCACACGCGAAACGTATATCGGGAACGTGCAGCTGCTCACGTTCAATCCGGACGCGACCCGCGGCAGCGTCCGCGTGATGACCTGTACGTTCACCGCCGCTGACGAGAACGGCATCGCCGCCACGGCCGGCTCCTAAACCGCAGAGGAGGCAGCATGAGTGAAGCCGAGCCCGGCTTCCTGATCGACGGGGAGCATTACCCGTTCCCCACGCTCGACTCGCTCGACCTCGACGAGGCCGAGCTGCTCTACCTGGCCACAGGCTGGGGGCCAGAAGACTTCGTTTTCGACCCTGACGACGAGCAGGCGGAGGAGATCGCGAAACGGATCATCAGGCCGACCACTCTGAAAGCGATGGCGAGGATCGCCTACCGCAGACGCCATCCCAGCGTGGATGACAAGACGGTTGCGAAATTGGCAGGCAAGTCGAGCGCCACACACGCGCTTGTGTCGCTATTCGCTAGTGGTGGTGAAGAGAGCCCCCCGGTCGAGGAGTCGACGAGCGGGCCCGACGGATCATCGCGGACAAGCTCAGTCGACTCGAGCGAGAGTTCTGGGACCGATTCCACGACGAGTTCGGACGCACCGGTCGGCGGCCAGCCGATTACGTCGACGCTCGAGTTAGTCACGCCCTCCCCGGATACACCCGCGCTAATGCCGGCAGCCTCCGGCCAATAGACCTGCTGATGGCCGTGGACATTTTCGACGCGCTCTTCCCGGGCGACCAGTAGTGCCGGCCCTCGCGGGCCAGAAGCTGATCGTGCACGGGCTCGGTGACCTGCAACGGGCGTTCGCAACGGCGGGCAAACAAGCGAGCAAAGAACTGCGCGAGGGCCTCAAGGACGTCGCCGAACCGATCCGCATCGACGCCGAGCACAGAGCGGTAGACGAAATCTCGCGTATCGGGCCTTCCTGGCAGCGGATGCGCGCGGTTACTCGCCGAAACCTCGTCTACGTCGCGCCTGTCGAACGCGGACGGCAGTCTCGGCGCAACCCACGCCTACGACGCCCGAACCTGGCCGGTCTGCTGATGGACAAGGCGATGGAGCCGGCGCTAGAAGCACACACGGAGGAAGTCGTCGAACGCTTCGACCGGCTGCTGGTCCAGCTGGGCACCGACTGGGAGCACGTGTAAATGGCGCGCAAGCTCGTCGTCGAGATCGTCGGGGACGAGCGGTCGCTGCTGCGTTCGTTTCAGCGTTCGAGCGCGGGTGCCAAACTGTTCGGCCGCGACCTCGACCGCACCTCGCGGGGTGCGCTAGCGGCGACGTTGCGGATCAGCGGCCTGTCGCGCGCGCTGACGTTCGCGTCAGCCCAGTTCTTGGGTGGCGCCGGGGTCGTGATCGCGCTCAAGTCGATCGTGAGCGAAGCGTCGAAGGTGCAGGAAGAGACCGAGAAGACCGGCATTGTGTTCGGCCGGAACGCTAGGCAGGTGCAGTCTTGGGCGCAGACGTTGAGCAACTCGTTCGGCGTTTCGGAGGCGGCCGCGCTCGAGGCCTCCGGCGTGTTCGGGAACATGCTGCGTCCGCTCGGTTTCGGCGAGAAAGCCGCGGCGAAGATGAGCGAGCGGCTGGTTGAGCTGGCGGCCGATATGGCCTCGTTCAACAACGTCAGCCCAGCCCAGGTGCTTGAGGCGCTGCAATCCGGCCTTGCCGGCCAGGTACGGCCGCTGCGCCAGTTCGGCGTGTTCCTGTCCCAGGCGAGGATCGGCGAGGAGGCGGTCGCGGACGGTATCGCCAAGACCTCGAAGCATCTGACGACCGCGCAGAGGGTGCAGGCCGCCTACAACATCATTCTCAAGGACACGAAGCTGCAGCAGGGTGATGTCGCCCGCAACACAGGCAGCCTTAGCGTCGCTACCTCGAAGCTGCGGGCCGCGGTCGCCGATCTCGAGGCGCGCCTCGGTAAAGGGTTGATCCCAGCATTGACCGCGTACGTGAACAAGGCTGCGGCGTGGCTCTCTTCCACGGCGAATCAGGAGCGCATCCAGCGCGAACTCAGCGATACCGTGCAGGCGGGACTTGGTGTTCTCAAAGCGCTCATCGGCGTGCTGCAAACTGTGCGGTCCGTGACCGCTCCGTTGGTGGGGCTCGTCGGCGGTTTGCGTAACGCGCTGCTCGGCCTGATCGCTATCAAGGTGGCTTCACGGCTGAGCGGCTGGGTGGCAGGGTTGGCGGATCTTACGATCGGCATGAAGGGTGGCGAGGCGCGCGCAGCCGCTCTCCGTCTTAGCCTGCTTCGGCTGGCGGCTATCGGAACGATCGCCATTGCTGTCGAGGTGCTGCTGAACAAGGACAAGATCGACCGCTCGCTCACGAACTTCCTGCGCAGCCACCGTCTCGGGTTTCTCACCGGCGCCGAGATCAAGATTCCTGTTGACGCGAACGTGGAAGACGTGGAGCAGATCCGCGCCCGATTCGCCAAGCTTCGTGGCGAGCATGGCCTTGAAGTTCAAGCGCTCGACAGGATCATCGAGAAGCTGAAAGAGCTCGGGCGCACAGGATCGTCTGTGTCTTCGCAGATGGTCACGGATTTCCGTAAATGGCTGCAAGCAAGTCAAGGGCTGCCAGTCGTGCCGGCGGCTCCCACGTTCGCTGAGAGGCTCCGTCAGGGAGGGTTTAGTGGAGCCACCGGCCGAACTGCGCGTCCGGTGACAGCCACCCAGCGCAACCAGTTCTTCGACGCGTCGATCGGGCGGCTGCAGGATCTGGTGCAGGATCAGGCGAGCTTGCAGGGGCAGATCGGTGCGCTGGAGAAGATCGCCGGTCTGATTCAGAAGCGGCTGGCCGCGACCAAGGACGTGACGCGCCGGCTAACGCTGGAAGGCAACCTGCGTGACGTGTTGCGGCAGATCAAGAGCGACCGTGAGCAGCTCGCGCAGAACATCAAGGACGCCGTCCAAGCCGGAAACCAGGCGATAGCCGACGCGCTCAGCCTCCGGCTCGAACAGGCCCAGATCACAGGCACGCTCCGCGACGACCTACGCATCCTCGCGCTTCAACAGGCCGCCATCAAGCAGCGGATCGCGTCGGAAGGCAAGACCACAGACCTGCTGCGCCAGCTGTTCGAGAACCGTCAGCAGACCAACGAGCTGCTCGCGCAGCAGCGAAACGCCAGACAGTTCCGCATCCTCGGCCTCGGCCCGACCGGGGAAGCGATCGTGCCGACAGTGAAACGGCTGCAGAAAGAGCTGCTCACCGTCAGCGCCGCCGTTAAAGGCACGTTCCTCGACACCGACAAGACGAAGGGGCTGCTGAACCGGATCCGGAAAGCGTTGAAGGACGGCCTGGGCGGGATGAGCGCGGATGTGCGCCGCACGATCCAACAGCTGCTCGGCGACATCAACCGGCAGCTGTCGCAGAACACCGACAACCTGAAAACCAAGTTCCGCAAAGCCAACCTGACCGCGCTATTGGGCGGTCTCGGCCTGACAGCCGATCAGCTGCGCGAGCTGCAGGGCCGCCTCTCGCAGCTCGGCCCCGGCGGCGTCACCCCCGGCAGAGGCATCAGCGCGTTCGGGTTCGCGCTACCCGACCTCGGCGGCACGGACGTGAGCGTGAACGTGTACCTGGACGGGAAACGGATCGAGCCTGCCCTGACGAAAACGCAACAGCGCAGAGCGCGCCGCACCAACTCGCAACGGCGCGGCAGACACCCAGGACACCGGCTCGGGCTCGCCTAAATGCCGGACGGCGGGCTGCGCCTTTACCTCGCGCTCGAGGACAGCGAAGGCATGCTCGCCGCCGACCCCACCTGGACACAAATCCCTTCCGACCTTGTCGCCGCGACCGGCGTCACGATCGACCGCGGACGGCAAGACGAGTTCAACCGCACCGGCACAGGCACCGCCAACACGCCCATCAACGACATCTCCGGCGACTTCGACCCCACCAACCCGTCCGCCGCCTACCCGGACATCATCGGCAGACAAGGCCGGATCGACCTTTACAACCCTGTCACGACCGAATGGCAGACGATCTTCCGCGGCTTCACCGACGACGAACAATCAGAGGTCGCGCCCTCCAAGATCCTCACACGCGACGCGATCCCGCTCGTCGATGGCTTCGACTACCTGACCCGGGCGGAGGCCGCGCCGGGACTCGCAGGCGATCCGCCGCCATCAGGCGCGGAAGGCTCCGACGGCATGGTCTTCTACGAGGACGGCAGCGTCCAAGTCAGGATCATCCAGGCGCTCACAGACGCAGGCTGGCCGTCAGGGCTGCGCCGCGTCTTCACCGGCAACATCGACGTGCAGCCGATGGTGTACGACCCCGGCTCGTCGTTCCTAAGCATCATCCAGGACGCCGCCGACGCCGAATTCCCCGACGTCGCCAACACGTACATGGACCGCCTGGGCCGCTTCTGCTTCCACGGCCGCTTCTCGCGCTTCACACCTGACGACATCGCCGCCCAGCCCGGAAACGATTGGGACTTCCACCGTTGGAAAGCAGGTGACGGCGCCGCGATAGCGGACGACCCAGACACTGCGCAGATCCGCGAGCTCGGGTTCGCGCAACCAACACAGTTCATCTACAACGTTGCGCTCGCCTACCCGAAAGGCCTGAAAGACATCTACCTGCCCGGTCAGGTGATCCACGATCTGGGTACGTCGATCGCCCGGTTCGGCGTCCGTCCTTGGTCGGCGCCGAACCTGATCGTCCAGGCTGGCACCACGACCGGCAACAACGCCAAGGACGAATGCAAGACGTTCGCGCAATACATCGTCGACAACTACGCCGCCCCGGTGCCGCGGCTGAGCAAGATCGTGTTCAAGTCGCTCCGTCCCGACGATCACCGTGCCGCCGCCAACTGGGAGCTGATCACCAAGATCGACATCAGCGACATCATCGCGCTGACCAGCACGCACCCGGGCGGTGGCGGTTTCGGCGGCAGCGAATTCTACGTCGAAGGGCTCTCCTACCTGATCAGACCGTTGAACGGCGATTACGCGATGGTCACGCTCGAGGTCAACGTCTCCCCGGTCGCCTACTACAACATCTCCGTCTGATGAGCGGACTCGACGACATCGTCGACCACGGCATCAGCCACCTGCCTGGCGGCTCAGACCGGATCGTCAGCGACTGGTACGAGGTTGCAACCGATACGGACGCGTTCCCGCTCGGGTTCCAGAACAGTTGGGAGGATGCGCTCACCGACCCGTTGACGGGCGGTGATCTGGCACGACTCGCGTTCCGGAAGGGCCCCTCCGGGCTGGAGAAGCGTGGCCATGTGAAGGGCGGCGATTCCGGCACTGTCGTCTGCACGCTCCCGGCCTATCTGCTCACGGAGAAGGAGCCGACCTGGATCGACGACATTGTCGACCCGGGCAGCGGCGATTTCACGGTCGCCCGCTGGGTGCTGGATTACCTGACCGGGGATCTGTCGATCTTCTATCCCGCCCTTCCTGCTGGCGCTACCGGTGCTGTCGGGTCGGCTGGCCCTGTGGGGGCTACAGGCTCGCTGGGTGCTACGGGGGCTACGGGCGTGGCTGGCGCGACGGGTTCGGCTGGTGGCGCGACCGGCGCCACGGGACCGGCGGGGCCTGCCGGTGGCGCGACCGGGGCGACCGGCGCGACAGGCACCGTCGGCGCCGACGGGGCGACCGGCGCAACAGGGGTGGGCGCGTTAGGGGCGACCGGCGCGACTGGCCCGCAGGGCACACCGGGCGGCGCCACAGGCGCGACAGGAGCGCAAGGAGCCCTGGGCGCCACTGGCGCCCAGGGCGCCACTGGTGCGACGGGCGCGAGCGGCGCCGCAGGCCGTATCTTCTCACCCAGCCTCGTCGACAACTTCAACCGCGCCGACGAAGACCCCAACAGCAACGGCGGCAAATGGGGCACATTGGCAGGGCTCGCCAACCCAGGCCGTGTGTTCTCGAACCAGTTGAAAAACTCGGTAGCGACCAACAGCTTCCACGCGGCCGGTTACCGCAACGACTTCCAGTACGAGAATCCGATGGTTTCCCTGGAGAACGCTGTCGGCGCTGGCGGCTACCCGTCAGGTGACCATTTCGACGTGTTCGCGCGGATCAAGCAGACGGATCCGTTGCAGTGTTATGGGGTGCGGCTGGAGTCGACCGAGACCGGCGGCGGGCACGCAGCCAGCCTGAAGATCTGCCGGTTCGACTCGAACACCGGCGGCGGCGACATCGCGACGCCGGCGGCGACACTGGCGACGTTCACGGGTGTGGTGACGAGCGCGGTCGCGGCGATCGGGATCGCGGTTGTCGGCACCCGGATCGAGGCGTGGTATTACGACGGGTCGAACTGGCAGTTCGCGGGTTACGCGACGGACGAGACGTATTCGGGCGCCGGGTATGTGGGGTTCGCGTACGGGAACAGCGGCGCTCTGGTCGCGGATAATTTCCGTGCTTCGCCGATCGGCGAGAAGGGCGCGACCGGGGCGACGGGAGCTCAAGGCGCAACGGGTGCCACGGGGGCTGCGGGAGCCACCGGTGTTGGGGCCACGGGCGCGACAGGCCCTGCTGGGAGCGGCGCGACCGCGATCCTGTTCGACTCCACCCTCGGCGCGGACGCCGCCTCGATCGATACGGGCGCAGGTGGCATCTCCGGCTCCTACAACAAGATCGACATCTACCTGTATCTGCGCACCGATGAGGCAGTCGCGATCAGCGCCTGCACGCTGACGTTCAACAACGACACTGGCGCCAAATATGACCTCGAACTGATCCGCGTCGCCAACACCACAGTCTCAGGCGTGATCAGCCTCGCGCAAACAGGACTCGTCATCGGGGCGGCAGGAGCCAACCTCGCAGCCAGCTTCTTCAGCGTCTGGCACGCCGAGATTCCTGCCTACGCGCAAACGACCGGCTTCAAGATCGGCAGCGCGGACAAAGCAATCATGGATTCCACCGCTGGCAACAATCAGGTGGATAAGCAGGGCATCGCCTTCCGCGACACGACAGCGATTTCCCGGGCGAAGATCGCGGCACCAGCCGGGAAGAACCTCAAGGCGGGCAGCCGCATGCTGATCATCGGAGTCTAAGAATCCGCGAGCGCCTCCACATACAAGACGAGCGCGGCCTCCGATTCTCGGCTTGCGAGTTGGGCGAGATGGAACGGCCAGAGGGTTGCCCGATTGAGCAAAAGCGTCGACCACGCCGGGAAAGACGTCTTGAATGGGACAGCGCGAACGCCGGAAAGCACCGTTCGGTCGGCCGGAGACAACATCCGTTTGTCGCTTTCCGACCAGCGGACGAGAAGGTTCGAGACCGGCAGCAGGAGATTCGAGAGCGGATAGGTGAGACCAGCAAGATGGGTAACCGTGAAACCCGCACTCGTAAGCCGCTGTTGCAATATCTCGCGCGTATAGCGCCGCGCGTGTCCAGCTATCTCGTCCTCGATCCCCCAATGTGCGGGCGAGGCGGGAACGAAGAGGATCAGCTGGGAGGACCACAAACGGCAACGCGCGAGGAACGCGATGTCATCCGGGATGTGTTCGAGCACCATCGCGGCGACCACCAAATCGGTGCGTTCAGGTGGTGCAGAGAGCCAATCGCCAAGGCGCACGTCGTAACGTCCTGCTGCAAATTCTGCCTCGTTCAGGTGACGTGCCATCTCTATGGCTGCTGGCGACAAGTCCCAACCCTGACCGTTCCAGCCCCACTCAAGCAGCGCGGCCGAAAGGCTGCCGTCACCGACTCCGACCTCGACGAAGCGACCGGGCTGACGGCTTCGCAGCCGTCGCCTCAAATACATGCGTTGCAGGATCGTTCCGGGCGGGAGCTGCACAGGCTCATCCTGATCAGTGACGTGGAATCCGTCTAGTGGCGGTCGCTGTCGGCCATATCGACGTGCCCGCCATCGGCGCCGGCGCCGGCCCGCAAACACTCGTCTACAACGCGCTTCCCTGGAAACCGCAGGCCGTGAAAATGTGGGGCACGTCCAGCGAACCCAGCCACACCGTCGACACGTATTTCGACGCTTGGCAGGCGTTCTCGGTCGGGTTCGCCACCGACGACTTCACGGCCCAGTACGTGATGATCGAAGGCGCCCGCAGCGTCGGCGACCATTCCTTCCAGAACGCCGGCTCCAGCAGCTGGGACGACATCCTCTACGGCTCCATCCATACCGAGTACGAGACGACGCCGGACATCACGGTCGCGATCCGCAGCTGGGACTGTTTCGGCTGGACGTTCACCGTCGCGCCTGTCGGCAGCGCAGCCAAACCCGCGTTCCGCCTTTTCTTCATCGCTTACAGCGGCAAGACGCTGTCACGGAAAGCCGGCCAGGTGACGGTACCGGCGACAGGCGCTGGCGCGACGGTCACGGTCGGGTTTGAGCCGCAGCTGATTGAGTTCATGAGCTACTACAACCCCGTCCGCGACAAGCACTGGCGCGGCGGCGCAGCAACCCCAGCTTTCCAAGGCTTCGAGACATTCCACGCCTACGAGTTCGGCAGCGGTTTCACGCCCGGCAACGGCGGCGGCTACCAGAACGGGACCGGCATGGTCTGCGACCTCGGCATCACAGTCGCCTCGTTTGACGCGACCGGGTTCACGCTCGCCGGCGTGCCGCCCGCCGACCTGACCGTCCAGTATCTCGCGCTCGCCGACCCGGACGCGGCCGCCGGCTTCTGGGCCGGCGCTAGCAGCTGGCCGACCGTCGCCACCGACTTCACCACCGGCTTCCAACCCGAGGCCGTGACCGCCTTGCACACGGGCGGCAAGAACGGCGATCGGCTCGGCCGTGTCGGTTTCGGCGCCGCCGACGCGGACGGCAACGCGGGCGCGATCTTCGGCCAAGTGTTCACTGGCAACCCTGCCGACCCCACAGGCGTGTTCTCCACCGGTGACGACCACCGCGGCGAAGCCACACTCACCGATTCCTCGCTAGCGATCCTGTACCAGACCGACGGCAGCACGCTCGCCACCCAAGACGTCACGTTCGACACCACCAAGATCACCCTGTCCGGCTCGGATCCCGGCAGCAACCCCGAACACGTGCTGCTCACCGCTGTCGCCACTTCCGAGCCAGCGCACTGCGTCACCGTCGTATCCGCCAGCCGCAACACGTACGCGCACAAAAGCGCAAGCGTCACCAGCCTCAGAGCCAGCTGACCCGAATCCTCCACGTCGTCGCGTTGCCGCACACGACGCTCACCGACCACGCCCTCACATGCGCCTACTCGATGAAAACACGGAAGTTCTGCCGGATGATGACCCGGCTCGGCGAACGCGTACTCCTGTACGGGCCCGACAAGATCGACACCGAATGCGCCGAACACATCGTCATCACCACCAAGAACGACCGGGAACGCTGGGGATTCGGCGAACACTTCGACACCGTCCACGGCTCCCTCTCCTGGGACGCGACCTCGCCGCACTTCGCGCACGCGAACGCGCTCGCGGCCGCAGCCATCGCCGAGCGAGCGGAACCGACCGACCTGCTCTGTCTCAGCACCAGCGCGCAAGCCCCGATCGCCGACATCAACCCGCAACTCACGGTCGCGGAATGGGGGGTCGGCTACGAGGGCGTCTACGAGCGCGACCGCTGGTTCGCCGCCTATGAAAGCTACGCCTGGATGCATCACGTCGCAGGCCTCAAAGGCTGGCGCTGTCCGCGCCCGTTCGACCGTGTCATACCCAACTTCTTCGACCCAGGCGACTTCCACCTGGCCGGCAAGAGCGACTACTTGCTGTTCATCGGCCGCGTGATCCAGAACAAGGGGCCGCACATCGCCTGCGAGATCGCCAAACGCGCCGGTCGCGAGCTCGTGATCGCAGGCCCCGGAGGCACGGAACCCTCCGAGGGCAGGCTCGTCTGCGGTGACACGGGTCTGGTGGTTCAGGGTCCGATCCAGTATGTCGGCGAGGTCGGCCCGCGTGAACGGGCGGAGCTGATGGCGGAAGCCGCAGCGGTGATCGTCCCCACCGTCTACCTGGAGCCGTTCGGGGGCGTCGCGGTGGAAGCGATGCTGTCCGGCACACCTGTTGTCGCGTCGGACTGGGGCGCTTTCTCGGAGACCGTCACGCCTGAGGTCGGCGCACGCTTCCGTACGCTCGCTGAGGCAGAGGTCGCGCTCGAGTACGCGCTAACCCTTAGCCCGACCGACATCCGCGAGAACGCGATCGCGCGCTTCTCGCTCGACACCGTCGGCCCCCGGTACCTCGACTGGTTCGACGCGCTCGACAGCCTCTGGCGCCAAGGCTGGTACGAGCCCAGACCCCAACCCCTCGCAGCCTAAAGGAGGCTCGCATGCCCGAAGAACCTACCGCAGCCGCGGAGGAAGACCCGTTGACCGAAGACCCCGGCGACGAAGGCGACGACCAGCAAGCCAATGTGCTACCCGACGACGAACCGTCTCCGGAACCCGCAGAGGACGACGGCTCATGACACCAACCGAGAAGAAAGCCACGCGGGCCACCATGGCCGACTACCTGCGCCGCAGCGAAAAAGCCCGATCGATCATCCACTACTCGCAAACCCGCCCCTACCACGGGCTCGGCGTCCCGCCCGAAACCGGGTTCACGGCCGACTGCTCCAGCTACGTGACGCTCGCCTGCTACTGGGCAGCCGACCAAAGCGACACTCCCCTCACCGACCCCAACGGCCGCAACTACGACCACTACGGCTTCACCGGCACCCTCTACGCCGAAAACAAAAACCACCCGGTCCCGAACGGACACAAGTACCTGATCGGGGACATGGCGATCTACGGGCCAGCCTACGCGACTCGCCACGTTGTCATCTGTCGCACGGCCGGGTACGCGGCCGATGCCGTCTGGAGCTCGCACGGTTCTGAGGCTGGGCCGCTACCCGTCCGCGTCCACTACCGCAACGACCTGCTGGGGGTCTTTCGGCCCGCGTCGCTGCTGTGATGCGACTGGAAACCATCAGCCTCGGCGAGCGTTGGAAAGCACTCGCCGGGCTGCGCATACCCGCCGTCCTTTTCCTCACAGGCGTCTGGTACGCGGTCACCCTGCACGTGATCTGGGCGACCCTGCTGTTCACCGGCGACGACGCCAAACACGCCACGGCCGTCTACACGCTCGCCCGCCTGTTCCCGGCCAAGACCGGGCTCGCGATCGTGCTCCTGTTCGTCGCGATCATGGCCAGCTACGGCCTGCTGAAACGGACGGGGCCGCCGGGCGGCAGGATCATGCTGCTCGTCCCGCAACAACTCGTGCTCGGCATCTCCGCCGCAGGATGCGTACGAGCCATGTGGCTAGGCCACTTCGCCGACGGTGTCACCCGACCGACCGCGTTCCTGATCGCGGATCAGGCCCCAGCGATACTGGCGCTGATGGCGCACTCGGCGACCATCTTCTACATCGCTCTGGTCCGCCGATGGGAATAACCGTTGCCATCGCTCTCGGCGCCCTGTTCGCGTCGCTCGCGCCGCTGGTCGGCATGTACTTCGTGCTGCGCGACAAACGGCACGAGGACGAGGACGAACGGATGGAACGTAGCCTCGACCGGCTCGAGGCGGAGCTCGCCCGCTGCCGGCAACGGTGCAACGAGCTCGGAGAAGAGAACGTCCGCTTGATGCGGATCGTCGTCAACCTGAAAGGAGCTCAGCCATGAGCAAGCTGTTCACTACCGCCCTGAAGGCCACGTACGCGGCCGTCGTCTCGGCCCTGTCCGGTCTCGTCACCGTGCTCGTCGGCGACACCACGTTCACGAACCTGTCCGCCGGCCAGTGGGTGACGATCGCGCTGGCGGCGCTGGTCGCGTTCGGCGGCACCTACCGGCTCCCGTACAAGCCGTCGTGAACGGCGACTTCGCTCTGTTTGTGGTCGCGTTCACGCTCGGTCTGATCATCGGCCACCTCGCCTGGTAAGGAGGAAACCCATGCGCAAGATCGCGCTCGTCGTGGCCGTCGCCGGACTGCTCGCCGCGCCGGCCACGCAAGCCAAGACCGTCGCGACATTAAACGTCACGCAGGCCGCAGCTAGCTTCACTTTCTCCGGCTGCGGCTACACGAAACTGACAACGATCATCGTCTGGCACAACTACACGGGCCCGTACCAGGAGGTGACGCCGGATGCGAACGGGTGCGTGCAGGCGACGTTCTCCAACTGGGGCCCGGGGTCGTACGTGGCGCAGTCGTGGCAGAAGCAGGGGAACGGCTGGAACGAAACCGCCGAGGTCGACTTCACCGTGGCGTAGAAAGCGGCAGGACATTCAGCGATCTCGCCTGTTGACCAGCCGGAAGGCACCATAACCGACGCCATCCGCCGACCCCGCTACCCTGGCGACGTGAGATTGAAAAAACTTTGAAAGGGTTTTTGAAAGGTCAATAGAACAGGTGGAGATCATCGTACATCCAGAGCTTCAACCGGGCTTGTACGAACTCCGTCCGCAGTCGTTACTATTCTCTTCTGCAGGTCTGCGCGAGACTTACCGTAGGTCGTCGTGAGACGGCAGCCTTCATTCGCTGAAGGTGGGATCCTACGGCTCGGGGCCTGCATGACTATTCATCGGGAGAGACGAGCCGTCTTTCCCGATCTCTCATATAGACGATAAGCTTCTCCGCAATTATATACTTGACAAACCCAGGCGGAAGTGGAGTTCTCGGAACTCGTCAAACACGAACTCCGGTGGTGGCTCCCGACTGATCAAGATCGTTTCGTACGGAATCTCTTCGTGGTCCTGGGCAAGAATCCAGCCGGGCTCGCGGTGGGACAGCGCACTCAGGTACGTCGCACTCTCGTGGCCGTAGAACTTGATCACACCCTCGATGATCCCTAGGAGCATCTAGCGAAACGCGAAAGCCCTGGAAACAAGCGGCTTTCCGTTCGCCCCTCCGGTTGCTTACCCCAAAAACCGAACACGGTTACCCCACCGCCGCTCATGTGCGCTCAATCGCCTTCTCAATTCGTGGGAGCAGCGCCTCCGCAAGGTCTAGGCGATCCGTGTACCAACGGCGAAGCGGACCGTCGTCCTCGCGCTCAGCGAGTTCGCGCTCGACGGTCGCGCACTCGCGCTCCAATCCCGCACGAACGAGTAGCAATTCGTCCCACGTCAGATGTAGGCGGGCACGCCTCATGATTCGCTCC